ACACACCCGGTATATTAGCAAAGCCGACTGGGGCAAAGCCGTGTTGTACTGCGCGTTCTTGAACAAGGTTGGGTTCTGGACGAGCGTTTTTTAAAGCCTGCGGATCATTTACTTTTCTAAATGGACCTAATTGAGGGTGCTTAGGCTCATATTCGTCCGGGCCTACCAGCAACCCGTTCCATTCTCGCTTCATCACACGATACAAATATCTCTGACCACTGCGATCAGAAACTGCAAAAGCGTGTTTACCTGAAGCAAACTTAGTCATCAACCCGTCCTATAGGATTCGTAGCTTGGAACTACGTTGAATGAAGAACGATCCCGGTCTTCTGTAGCCGCCCTTTCAAACTCTTCTTCGTAAACTGCTTTTAACAGCTCTGTTCTGTTTGGAGCCCGTTTTAAAGAAATATAATACGCTAATCCTGCGGCCAAGCAGGGATAAAACCGAAAAGGCATGTCCATTGTATTGGTAAATATATCAGCATCATCCATTCGTGTTAATGCATCGTAGATTACGGTATCCGTCGTGTTTTCAGGAGTGGGCCAAATTTTAAGGTTTGGAGTAAGTTGACGGTCTAAGAAGAACTGATTAGGTCGTCCTTGCGTAGTTTTAGTTGGAATAGTTAAAAACTCGTCACGGCTTAAACGTTCTAAAGAATAATCCGTTCCATCTCGCCTTAAAACCACAGACAAAATATCGATAACATCTGTCCCTAAATCGTACTCTCCATCCCCAACAACAAGTGTCACAGACCTCTGTTTGATGGTCCACTGGTTTAACCCACGATTGGCCCAATCCGCAAGCAACAGGTTTAAAGAACGTTTTGCCGACTTGAGGTCGTAACCAGTACGAACCTCAATTCCACAACGCTCAAAGGCTTCTTCAACGTATTCAGCTACGTCAAGCTCAAAATCTGTGCTTCCCGATACAGCCATTTTACTTCTTCTTTACCATTCCGCCTTTGCGCATCTTCTTAACCATACCACCACCGCGCATCTTCTTAACCATACCACCGCCACGCATCTTCTTAACCATGCCGCCAGCCCGCATTTTCTTTTTAGGTCGCATTGCCATCTTTAAGTCTCCTATAAATCTGATGCCTGTGTTCAAATAGTTCCTTAGCGTTGTAATCTTCTTCGTAGGGCTTATAATACCCTCTTTTTGCAAGTTTGTCTGCGCTTTCTTGCAACTTACTTAACCGTTGTACAAATATCATAGCATATTCTTGTTCTACAACAGGTTCAAACGTCTCTGAGGGTTCCGCAACAAAATCATTGGGCTCATCATCCGGATGAAAACCCATCAACCAAATATCTCTATCAATGAACATCCCGTCAGCAATGCACCCATTGAGATTATGCAAATATTCGTGAAAGTTTTCTGGATCTTGCTCATAGTTAATATCCACAATTATGTTTAGTTCAAAGTTATCGTCAAACTGAGAAATGGACGTATACAAAACCTGAAAGCTAGGTTCGTACTTGAACATTATTGATACTTTGTGGTCAGCCCAAGCCTTTTGCGCATAAGGACACGGAGGCAACCCTCCAAAAAAAGAACTGTTTGTTTCTAAAACGTCTTTTGACCACTGAAGTATTTCGTGGACAATTCCTTGTTCAAGCTTTGGCTCAAAAAACTCAACGTGCATCAGGTACTCACTGACCCCGACGTAAACTTACGTCGGTTGGAAAGCACTTTCCCGCATCCTCTTGCTACTACTTTCCCGTTTTTGGGGCGCGGGCTTTTCCTTTTGGCTTTTTGGTGCGAGATTTCGCCGCCGAATCTTGCGTTTTGGACTTCTGCGGCTTTTGTGTTTTTGACGACGGTTTTGCCTTTTGCGCCTTCACGTTTTTTCTTTGCAGCGGTGGATCTTCTTTCGCTTTTGGAGAGAGATCGTGCTTTCGACGCAGGAAGGCAACGGTCAGGGTTTTTTTTATCCTTAGACGTACCGCATTTGCCAGCGATCTCACCGCTTGAGTTAATCCTAACCCAATTCTGATCACGCCATTTTTTAAGCTCGCCCATTTAAGCTTTTCCCTTAGACTTCTTAGCATAATTCGGATCCTTACAATATTTAGATGCAGCCATATTAGCGTATGCTGATGGATATGTATCAAACGTGCGCTTCGCCCAAGCCTTACCCTTTGGACAGATCTTACTTCCTTTGCTTTTTGATGAAGCCTCCCCACCTTTTCGAAAGTAGGTTAAACCCTTGGGGGTTTTATTCTGCTTTGTACGCTTGGACATTGCCGCCATAGGCTTTCTCCATCTCTAGTTTTATGTATTCAATCTGAGTCGCCATTACTTCGGTGCGCTTGTCCACAGATATAAGAGTTTCCGTTGTCCAACTCGCCCACGCGTAGGATACCGCCCCAATAAGACCTAAACTTGTAGACAAAACAATAACCAGTAACGGACGTTCTAACATTTCCAACGCTTCCTAGCTTGCCGCAAACGACTATTTGGATCTTTCGCCGCTTTAGGGAACTTTTTCATCTGACCCGCAGAACGGGCGCAGAAAGATTTACGTCTCTTTGCATCCTTGCTGCCTTTTTTTACTTTTCCCGTTACCGCTGTTTTTAACTTGGAACCGGGGTTTTTCTTTCTATATTCTTTTACGCCAGCTTCTGTCATTCCCGCCCCTTTTTTCGTAGGGCGGAAATTCTTTTTATTGCGCTTAGGCATCTTGTCGTCGCGCTTAGAAGCCATGATCAGCCCTAACTAAAGAATATAGTTAATGCCGTGACATTAGTTGCAACGCTCACATGGATATCCGACGTAAACAAAACCCCCTCGTCCGGAATGTTTACCGAATGAGTTTGAGATTGTGTAAAGTCTAAATCAACCACGGTCGCCCCGCCGTTTCCGTCTGTTAGCGTAAGTCTTCCCGCGCCGCCGCCCGTTAAAACTTGAACCTGACGGAGACGCGCACGACCTGTAGAAGCCGCTCCTGCCCCCGCAAGTCGTTTTGCTCTTACGTCTGAATTAGACATTTAAGACTCCTTACGAAACAAGATCACTTGCTTGTTGATATAATACAGTTACGCGAATTTCTCCTGCATCGGTAGCGCCCGTGGTAGTGAAGGTAAGGCGAATGTCAGCCGTGTTAGAAGTCTCTGCCCAAGTCAAAGCACCACCCGCTTGAGTGGTTGGGTATTTACGACCTGCACCTGAAGCCACAGTAATTGAAAATGCGTTGATTATGGTGGCATTACCACCAACCGTATCTCCAACACTAAATACACAAGTAGCATTACCCATTGCTGTCGGACAATCAATCACGCAATCAATGATCTGAGACTTTGCAGGAATAACAACATCTGTGACATTAGCGGCAGACGCGCCACCCGCTAATGTTGTGCCTGTTGTAAAAGACTGAGCCATTACAACTTGGCCTGTATTTTTAATATCAGTACCTAAAGATGTGCCCGTAGTGTTTTTAATAGTGCCCGCTTTAATCGGACCTGAAAAAGTAGTAGTACCCATGTCAATCTCCTGTCTGGGTTAGTCAAACACACCACGTGTTTGTCAGGGATAAACAAAGCATACATTAATTTTTAAAAAAAGAAAGGGGCAACCGAAGTTGCCCCTAAGTCGAGAGTGAGGAGAATAATGAAGTATCCTCCCCTCTTATAACACACTTTACGCGCCGGGTGTACCAAAAACACAGCGCCAGTCAGAAACACCGAAGCTATAACGCTCACGGGCCTTGAAACGCATGTTTCCTGTATCAAAGTCACCTTCCATCGCAGTCTTGATGGCTGAACGGTTGAAGTATTTGAAACCGTTTGGAGCATCAGTTTTGATGAAGAATGCGTCAGTGTCTGTAAGGAAGTGGTTTACAGAAGCACCTTCTGGTAACATTCCCATGCCGCGCATCGCGTTAGTGTCATTGTCGGCAGTGCCGGGACGTAGATTTGAATTAAGCACACGTTCCGCAATAAACTGAAGTTCTTTTGGAATAATCAGTTTCATGCCGCGTACAGCAATTTTCAAACCACGCTCGTCCGTAAACCCAGCAATATCAATCAACATTTGCTCAAGTGACGTTTCATTTAAATCCGCCGCTGTTGCAAGAACGTTGTTCTGATTGCCCGATAAAGATGGATGAGCATTTGAACACAGAGCCGCTCCGTCACCAATCGCATTAGCACCCGTATTGAACGCATTGTTCAAAATAGAAGCCGCTTTGATTTGCTTTGTCTGCGCCATAGAGCGAGCCAGAGCTTTGGTGTAACGAGATGCGAGACGATCATACAGATTGTCTTCAATTGCTTCTTCAGTAATAGAGAACGCAAGAGCAATTGTCTCATGTGTGTAACGCGCAGTGTATGTTTCCTGTGCATCATCAAAGTTGATGGCAGCGCCTTCAGCTTTAATGGGTGCTGTGGAAAAACCACCGAGCATCACTTCCTCTTCGAATGCACGATCCGAAGACTCTTCTTCAAAGATTTCGGCATGTTCGTTTTCATAACGATCATACTCAAGTCCGAACAAGGCGTTAAGGCCGGGTTCCAACTCTTTCGCTAATTGTGCGCGAGAGATAGCCATATTTCAGCCCTCCT